GTCTTTATCGACAATTTATCCCCGATGAAGTCGGAAGTGCTCCAAGACTCACCCTTTACCGCCCGACCAGTCACGGATGATGGCCAGTAATGGCGGCTCGTAAGAAAGCGCTACGAGGGGCAATTAAAGCAAGGCTTCACAGTCCACTTCTCAAGGGCGCAACGCGCTCAGATGAGATCGCCAAGGTTGCAGATGATCTAGGCATGCCTCTATTGCCGTGGCAAAAGTGGGTTTTGGACGACATGATGCGGATCGATGCTAAAGGCATGTACATCCGCAAGACCTGTTTACTTCTAGTGGCTCGACAGAATGGTAAGTCCCACCTAGGCCGCATGAGAGTGATCTGGGGCTTGTTCTATGGTGGCGAAACAAAGCATCTGATCATGAGCTCCAACAGAGCGACTGCTCTTATGACTTTTCGAGAGATCGCATGGATCATCGAGAACGCACCTCACCTCAAGGCTGGCACTAAGGCAATTCGCTACGCCAATGGTGGCGAGCGCATTGAACTACTCAACGGAGCCACTCTTGACTTGGTATCTGATACTCGCGACTCATCTCGTGGTCGCACAGCTGACTTTCTCTGGATCGATGAGGTTCGAGAGATTAGCAAGGAAGGTTATACAGCTGCTATTCCCACAACTCGTGCCCGTGCCAATTCTCAGACCTTTTTGACTTCCAATGCCGGGGACGCCTTCTCTGAAACCCTAAATAACTTACGCGAACGAGCGTTATCTAACCCGCCAAAGTCTTTTGCACTCTACGAATACTCAGCACCGCAATACTGCAAGATCACAGACCGCAATGCATGGGCGCTGGCTAATCCAGCACTCGGCTACACAATAACGGAGGAATCACTTGAAGAAGCTGTGGCGACTAACAAGATTGAAGACACTAGAACTGAACTTCTATGCCAATGGATTGATTCTCTCCAAAGTCCATGGCCTCATGGGGTACTTGAGGAGACCTCCGATGCCACGCTCCAGATCCCGATCGGTGGCTATACGGTCTTTGGGTTCGATGTATCTCCATCTCGCCGCAATGCGAGCCTCGTTGCTGGTCAGATTATGGGTGATGGACGGATCGGTGTGGGAATCCTCCAGACGTGGGAAAGCCAAGTCTCGGTAGATGATCTGAAGATCGCAGCTGATATCAAGGGATGGGCTGATCAGTATCGTCCTAAGATGATCTGCTACGACAAGTATGCAACGCAATCGATCGCTGAAAGATTGGCCAATGCCGGACAAGTAACTCAAGATGTCTCAGGCCAGCAGTTTTATCAGGCTTGCTCGGATCTTCTTGATGGTTTGGTTAATCATCGAGTGGTTCACAATGGCCAGAAAGAATTGATCCAACAGATGAACAACTGCGCCGCCAAGGTCAATGACTCAGCATGGAGAATCGTAAAGCGCAAAAGTGCTGGCGATATCTCTGCACCGATCGGTTTAGCAATGGTTGTATCTATGTTATTAAAACCTCAACAGATCGCAGCGATTTACACTGAGTAGTGTATAATTGCCCTCTATGGGTATCCTTTCGCGCCTTACAGGTGCAGCACCAAAAGCCACTATTGAGGCTCAAGCCGCACCTCAGGTATTGGGCGAGTATTCACCTTATGCAATGCCCTTTCAATTTGCCTACGTCGGACGCACAGAAGCAATGGGCGTACCAGCTTTAGCACGATGCCGGAATCTGCTCGCTGGAACTATTGGCACAATCCCACTTGAACTTTACAAGAAGTCAACAGGTGAAGAACTTGGTAAGCCACTCTGGCTCGATCAACCTTCTTATCATCAGCCGCGTTCGGTGACTATCGCTTACACGGTTGATTCACTTCTATTTTACGGCCAAGCATTCTGGCAAGTTGTTGAGACTTATCAGGAAGATGGTCGCCCATCTCGTTTTGAGTGGATCGCTAACAGCCGCGTTACTGCAACACTTGATCGCGATAACGTATTTGTAAAGTCTTACGCCATCGATGGCACAACAGTCCCAATGGACGGCCTTGGATCACTTATCACCTTCCAGTCACTAAGCGATGGCATTCTTAACACAGGCGTATCGACAATCCGCGCAGCACTCGACATCCAGAAGGCTTCTGTAGTCGCAGCAGCTACTCCAATGGCTACTGGTTACATCCGCAACTCTGGCGCTGACTTACCACCTGCTGAAGTCCAAGGATTACTAGCTGCATGGAAGAGTGCACGCCAGAATCGTTCGACGGCTTACCTAACTTCGACTTTACAATATGAAGCAGTCGGATTCAGCCCTAAAGACATGATGTACAACGAGGCTATCCAGAATCTAGCGACAGAGATCGCTCGCCTTTGCAACGTTCCACCTTATTACGTTTCAGCAGATCAAAACACAACAATGACCTATGCAAACGTGACCGATGAGCGCAAGCAATTCCTCACACTTTCATTGCAGCCATTTATCTCAGCCATCGAGGATCGTTTATCAATGGACGACATTACAGCTCGTGGCAACATCGTAAAATTCGACATCGATAAAAATTATCTCCGCACAGATCCACTCGTAGAACTATCAATTATTCGTGAACTCCTTGATCTCCAGTTAATCACCCAGGAGCAAGCGATGGAAATGACCGACCTAACACCTAACGGAAATGAAGGAATGATATGAGCGAAATGCTTACATTCTCAGCAGAACTCGTTGCAGATAGCGCAGCACGCACTATCTCTGGCAAGATCGTGCCATATGACGGCGAGGTCGGAAACACCTCTGCCGGTGCAGTTGTCTTTGAGCGCGGCGCAATTAATATCGCTGATTCAAGCAAAGTGAAGCTCCTTTTGGAGCATGATCCAAAGCAGCCAATTGGCCGTGCTCAATTCTTTAATGAAACAGAAGATGGCATTTTCGCATCTTTTAAGATTTCTAAGTCATCCCGTGGCACAGATGCTCTCATCGAAGCCTCAGAAGAACTCCGCACCGGACTTTCAGTCGGAGTTATGGTCAATGCAGCAAAGCCTAAGAATGGCGTTCTGTATGTATCGAGCGCTGACCTGCTCGAAGTAAGTTTGGTTCAGGCAGCAGCCTTTAAGTCTGCAGCCGTAACCGATATAGCGGCATCTGAAGATGAAGCCGTTGAAGAAACCCTACCAACAGAAAGCGAGACAGCCACAGTGGAAACCACTCCAGCAGTCGAAGCAACACCTACAGTTGAGGCTGCCGCAGTTGAAGCTGCTCGCCCTGCTGTAACAGCAATGGCTTACACAAAGCCACGCATTGAAGTAACAGCTGCAAAGTATGCAGAGAACACAATCCGCGCAGCACTCGGAGACGACGCAGCTCGTCAATGGATCGCAGCAGCGGCAGATACCTCAGACAACGCTGGTCTTGTACCAACACGTCAACTTTCTGAGATCATCAACCCACTCGGAACAACAATCCGTCCATCAATCGATGCAATCTCTCGTGGAGTGCTTCCAGATGCCGGTATGACTTTCGAGATCCCAAAGATCACACAGATGCCAACAGTTGCAATCGAGCCAGAAGGCGACGCATTCAGCGACACAGATCAGAACTCAAGCTTCCTTTCAGTAACAGTACAGAAGTACGCTGGACAGCAGACATTCTCTGTCGAATTGCTTGATCGTACATCTCCAGCATTCTTCGATGAGCTTGTTCGCAACATGGCAGCAGCTTACGCAAAGGCAACTAACTCAGCAGTAAACGCTGCACTTATCTCAGGCGCAACTGCAGATGCTACAACAACAGTAACTTACCCAACAGCAGCCGAGCTTCTCGGAATTGTTGCTCGCGGATCAGCATCTGTTTATGGCGCAACAGCAGGACTTCCAAATCCATTTGCTCGCAACATGGTCGTATCTACAGGACAATGGTCAAACATCATGTCTCTCAACGATTCAGGACGTCCGATTTACACAGCGACAAATCCGATGAACGCTGGCGGAGCAGTTGCTCCAACTTCACTCACAGGTAACGTTGCCGGACTTAACCTTTACGTTGATCCAACAAACGGCGGCGATGGCGATGGAACAATCCTCATCGTTAACCCAGATGCGTACACATGGTACGAGTCACCAACATACCGCCTACGCGCTGAGTCAACAGCCGCAGGTCAGGTAACAATCGGCTACTACGGCTTCGGAGCAATTGCTACCAAGGTCGGCGCAGGCGCATTCAAGAACAACAAGGCGTAAGCCACCCTTAAGTCGCTGGTGGGGTAGTGCCCTTCTACCCCACCAGTCTTTAGAAAGGATAAGAGCATGGCATTGACCACAGTTGCAGAATTACGCACCGCCCTAGGCGTTGGCACTCTCTATACTGATGCAGTCTTGCAATCTGTCTGCGATGCCGCAGATAACGTACTCTTGCCCTTTCTATGGAAGAATCAGCAGTACATCATTGCTCATGGCAACACAGGCACAGTCGGTACTCTCTACTTCGATCAGAACATTCGTGAAGTATTTTACGTCGGACAATCAGTCGTAATCTCAGGTGCGGGTACTAAGTACAACGGTACCAGGACAATCACAGGCGTTGACGCTCGATCATTTAACATAACCACGACTCACACAAGCGATAATCCACGTCACACAGTCGAGCCTTTCGGGATTGCAGCAGCTGAGACTTATACAGATTACACAACGATTCCAGCGATTCAAGAAGCGTCTCTCATGATCTCCATCGACATCTGGCAGAGCCGTCAAGCGCCATCAAGCGGCGGCGTTACCATCGATGGATATCAGCCAAGCCCTTATCGGATGGGCAACACGCTGCTAGCGCGCGTGCGTGGCCTTTTAGCACCTTATCTTGATCCGAGATCGATGGTGGGCTAATGGCCGCCATATCAACACTCCGCGCAGGTATAGCCGCAGCTCTTACCGATAATACAAAATACTCAGTCTTTTCATTTCCACCTGCAACACCGATCGCCAACAGCGTGATCGTAGCGCCAGCAGATCCTTACATCTCGCCGTCTAACGGATGGCATGCATCGATCTCGCCTATGGCCAATTTCGTTATTTCCGTCATGGTTCCCTTGCTCGATAATGAAGGCAACCTTAACGGGATGGAAGATAACATCGTCCGGGTTTTTAACCTGCTCGCTGCATCGACCTACACCTACAACGTCACAGAGGTATCGGCTCCAGCCGTGCTGAGTGCCGCGTCCGGTGATCTACTTACATGCAATATCAATATCTCAGTCCTAACGAGTTGGAGCTAAAATGTCCGAGTGGGAAAAAGAGCAAGAAGCCTTCCTGAAGAAAATCGGGCAGGTAGCACCATCAACACCAAAGCCAGTAACTACTAAGAAAGACGAGGAATAATCTCATGGCTGTATTTATGAGCAACAAGGTCGGCGTGAAGGTTAACTCAGTCGATCTATCAGATCACGTTACCGCAGTAACACTTAACCGCGCATTCGATGAGCTTGAAGTAACCGCAATGGGTGACTCAGGCCATAAGTTCGTCAAGGGTCTAGAGGCATCATCGGTCACAATCGATTTCCTTAACGACACAGCAGCAGCGAACGTACTTGCAACACTTCAAGCAGCATGGGGAACAAACGTCACAATCGTTCTACTTCAGGAAAAGGGAACCGCAGTAGGTGCGACTAACCCTCTTTACACAATGACTTGCCTTATCAACAACACGACAGACATCAACGGCGCAGTAGGCGATCTCTCAACACAGAGCCTCACCTTCAACGTCTCTGGTACTATCGCAGTTGCCACAACAGGTACATTCTAAGAAACTAAACAAAGGGGCACAGCATGGCAAAGTTAATAGTCACATTAGCGGACAACAGCGTTACCGAGATCGAGATTACCCCTCGATTGGAGTACGCGTTCGAGCTATATGCTAAAAAGGGTTTTCACAAAGCGTTTCGCGATGATGAGAAGCAGTCAGATGTCTATTGGTTGGCATGGGAAGGCCTTAGGTTAAGTGGAACCACAGTCAAGCCATTCGGTCCGGACTTTCTCGAAACTCTCAAGAGTGTAGAGGTTGCTGAGTCTGACCCTTTGGCCTAGGCAGGGATAGCATCCACTATCTCATCGCTCGCTTGAGCATTGAGACGGCTATCCCTCCACAATCTTTGATCGATCTAGATACATCGATGCTTCAGATGCTACTCAAGGCGCTGAAGGATAGAGCAAAGGAGCAGGCAGATGCCTACAGAGCTAAAAGGCGCTAGTGCGCTTCGCAAGGCTCTCAAGCAGTTCTCGCCTGATCTAGACAAAGAGACTCGTGATGAGATGGTCGGATTCTTAAAGCCATTGGTAAAAAAGGCTAGAGGGTTTCTTCCATCTAATTCAGAGGCTCCTTCTGGATTCGTAAAGCACGAAGTCAAGACCGCTAAGTTCCCAATGTATGACGCGGCCGAGGCTCGTCGAGGTATTGGCTACAAGCTCACACCTACCAAGCCTAACCGCCAAGGATGGGTGCAGAGCGTGTCGATTCATAACAAGACCGCAGCTGGTGCGATCGTGGAAACCGCTGGACGCAAGTCCGGTATCTCTGGCAACTTCACCCCTAGATTTCAAGGATCACTTGCAGGGCGTGCAAAGATGGCAGGACGTGCAATGTTCAAGGCTTATGAACAAGATGAAGGCAAGGCTAAGGTCGGAGTTATCCGAGCGCTAGAAAAGGCCGCCGCTAAGTTTAATTCGAGAGGCATCTAATGGCTGAGTTACGGATTCCGATTGTCGTCGAAAACAAAGGCAAGAAAGCATTTAGCGACACCAACAAAAGCCTTAGCGCGCTAGATAAAGGCGTCAAGCGATTAGGTGCAAGCCTTGCTGCAACCTTTGGAGCCCAACAACTTCTCAAGTTCGCTAAGAATGCTTCCAAGGCATTTATGGAAGATCAGAAGGCTGCAACTCAATTAGCCCAAGCAGTTAAGAATCTAGGTTTAGCCTTTGATACTTTACGCATTGAAGAATTTATCAGCCAACTATCTAAAGCTTCTGGCGTTACCGACGATCAACTTCGTCCATCAATGCAGAAGTTATTGCAGACTACTGGCTCACTTACTAAGTCCACACAACTACTTACTCAAGCCTTAGACATTTCACGTGGCTCTGGAGTTGATTTTGAGACTGTGGTCAACGATCTCAGCATGGCTTATGTAGGCCAGACACGAGGTCTTCGCAAGTATTCTCTAGGACTAACTCAGGCAGAATTAAAGACCATGAGTTTTGCAGACGTTCAAGCAAAGCTTGTTAAACAATTTACTGGAGCGAATGCGGCCTACCTTACAACCTATGCTGGCAAGATGGAATTGCTTACCACCGCCGCTGGCGAGGCTCAAGAGACTATAGGTGAGGGTCTAATCGATGCCCTTATGATTCTTTCAGGCGATACTACTGTCGCCGATCTAGCAACGACTATGAAAGAATTATCTGATAACACCGCACTAGCGCTCACCAATCTAGCCAAATTCGGCAAAGGGATACAAGATACGGTTGGCCCTATAGCCACAATTTTCGAGAAATTTATTACCTATACTCAACCATTCTTTGATTCCATTGTATTTGGCGACGCTTTAAGTTTTGCAAAAAAGCAGGGCGATCGTCCCAGAATGGGTGGGTATCCATCGTCTGCTTTAGGACCGGGCTATATTGATCCAAATGCAGCAGCTCGTAAAAAGGCTGAGGCCGATGCACTCAAGCGCGCTAAAGAATTAGCAGCACTTCAAAAGAAAACTTTAGATAGTCAAAAGAAACAGAACGCGCTTACTAAAGCATCAAAGACTCTTGACCTAGATCGCATTGGAGCGACAGCGGCGCTTAAGGGTAAAATCAGCGAGACCGATCGTCTGTCTTTGGAATTGCAATTAGCCCTTTTGGATAAGAACGATGTACTTGCAACTAAGTTATCTGCTGATCTAGAAGCAGCCGTCAAGCGCAATAATGAATTAAGAGCAGCCCTACTTGCTACACCACTAGCACCTAACCCTTACGCTCAATGGATCCCACCTATTCCCCCTATCTTAGCAAGTGGTGGAGGCGTTCTCGTTGGTTCAGATACAGGTGGCGGTGCTGGTGGCGGTGCTGGCATAGGTGGCACTATTGCAAACAAGAGTAAAGGCCCCGGCGGCGTTATGCCTGATTTTAATGTTCCTTCCAATAGTCGCAGACAGGTTGGGCCAATGGGAGGCTTAAGCGCTGGAGTAATTGCTGGCGTCAATCCTATTAACGTTACAGTTGTTTTAGATGGCGATGTTATAGCTGGAGCGCTTACGGAATTACAACAAAATGATTCATTATCAGGAACGTTCAGTTCCTTAAATCGATCAGAATATAAAGGCGCGGTTGCTCTCTAATGACGCTGCCTGCCAGTATCTCGGTATCTTTTGACTTTAGCCAAGGCGCTACATTCGGCTACCCTTTTACTATTGGCGATCCAATTAACGGAGTCATCGGAGTATCTCAGTTCGCGGCTACAGAAGTACCTGATCCAGTAGTCGATCTCAGCGACGTCACTCGATCAATCAAGATCAGTCGAGGCCGTAACGTCATGCGCGACACCTACGAATCTGGCACATGCATAATCAGGGTGCTAGACCCTGATTCTTATTTCAACCCTCAGAATACGTCATCACCTTATTTTGGCTACTTAACTCCACTACGCAAGATCCGAGTAGCGGCTACTACTGCAACCACGCAGAGCTTCTTATTCTCAGGCTACGTTGATTCTTACAGGTATTACTACCCAACAGGTCAAGAGATTGGCTACGTCGATATCGTCTGCAATGATGCTTTCAGACTATTTCAGATGGCTAACGTGGCCAGCATAAGCGGAGCAACGGCAGGCCAGACCACAGGCACACGCATTACCAAGATCCTTGATCAAGTCTCATTCCCTACCTCGATGAGAATCACGGACACAGGATCAACAACAGTCCAAGCCGATCCGGGCACAGCTCGTACTGCCTTAGCAGCAATCAAAGCGGCAGAGTTTGCAGAGCAGGGCGCATTCTTTATCCGTAGTGACGGTAGCGCGGAGTTCAAGGATCGTAGCGATGTAGTTGGGTCTTTGGCTCCAGCACCTATTGAGTTCAATCAGACTACAGGTATTCCATATTCAGACTTGAAGTATGCCTTCGACGATAAGTTGATCGTCAATCAAGCCAATATGACTCGCATTGGTGGTTCAGCCCAGACTGCTAATAACGTCGATTCATCGGCTAAGTATTTTCCTCATGGCACGACTATCACAGACATGATTCCTGAGACAGATGCTCAGGTTCTAGACATTGCCAAAATCTATGTAGCCACTAGAGCTGAGACAACTATCCGCATCGATGCCATGACTGTCGATCTACTTGATACTGCCGTACCTACCGACACAATGATCGGCCTAGATTATTTCGATAACGTCAAGATCACTAACGTTCAGCCAGACGGATCGACAATCGTTAAGACCTTGCAGGTGCAGGGCTTGGCGTGGGACATAACCCCTAACAGCATGAAATGCACAGTCACAACACTTGAGCCTATAGTCGAGGGATTCATTATAGGATCATCGACTTACGGTATAATCGGACAATCCATTATGGGATACTAGGAGAAAATCATGGCAGAAGGCTTTCCAGCAACAACAGGCGACATCTTTACAGCCGCCGACTATAACGGCCTAGTAGCCTTTACTGTAGGCGCAGCTAACACGACCGACTACACGGCAGTCATCGCTGACGCCTATCAGGTCTTAGAGATTATGAACAAGGCTACAGCGATCGCTTTCAACATCCCAACCAACGCTTCAGTAGCATTCCCAATCGGCACAGTCATTACAGTTCTCAATATCGGTGCTGGTCTTTGCACAATCAAGGCCGTCACTTCTGGCACAACTACAGTTCTTTCAGCAGGTGCAGTAGCGGCTCAGCCTACTTTGGGACAATATAAGAGCGCAGCATGTATTAAGACTGGCACAGATACTTGGTATGTTGTGGGTGCAATAGGATAATGATCGCCAATTCAATTACAGGCTTATTGTCTCCCACTCAAATTGCAATAGTTACGGGAGGTACTTTATACACTTCTGGCGGCTATAATTATCGAGTATTTACTGCTAATGGAACTTTAAGTATTAGTGGCATACCAATTACTTGCGATGTATTACGAATTGCTGGCGGTGGTTCAGGAACTGGTGGTACATATTCAGGCGGCGGTGGCGGTGCAGGTGGACTTCTTTATTCATCTGCTCAAAGTTTATTGGGAAGTTATTCCATAGTAATTGGCGCAGGTGGTGCTGCCCCTGCTGCTTCAACTACAGGCGCAGATGGTAATGCCACAACTTTTACAGGCTTAACAAATGCCGCAGGCGGCGGTGGAGCTGGCGGCGGCGCTCCCGGTGCAAATAATGGTCGTGCTGGCGGTTCAGGCGGTGGTGCGGCATCTACTGATGGTTTTGGCGGTGCTTTAGTTTCTGGCGGTGCAGCTTCTCCATCTGGTCAAGGTAATGCTGGCGGTTCAAATGGAAGTTTTACAGCCAGTCCATATGCCGCAGGCGGCGGTGGTGGCGCAGGTAATGTTGGAGGAAACGCAACAAGTGCCTCAGTTGCAGGCAATGGTGGTGATGGTTTGAATACTTATTCAAGTTGGGCGACAGCAACTAGCACAGGTGTATCAGGATATTATGCAGGCGGCGGTGCAGGAGGAACTTTTTTCCTTGGAACTTTGGGAACTCCAGGATTAGGTGGTGGTGGTGCGGCTGGCGCGCCAAGCAATAACGGTTCTGCCGGAGCAGCCAACACAGGCGGCGGCGGCGGCGGTGGCCCACAATCACAAACTGGTGGTTCAGGTGGATCTGGAATTGTAATTGTGAGGTATCCAGTATGAGCCATTGGGCAGAGTTAGACGAGACTAATAAAGTTTTGCGCGTTGTCGTTGGAGACAATAATGATCCAGCAGGCGATGAGGGCTATCAATGGCTTATAGATAACCTTGGTGGTAACTGGATCAAGACGAGTTACAACGGGAAGATTCGCTATAACTATGCAGGCATTGGTTATACCTACGATCCCATTGACGATGCATTCATCGCGCCTATGCCTAACTGTGGACATAATTCTGTATTACTAAATGATCTAAAGCGATGGGAGTGTGCAGACTGTGAAGCCGCGTTTAAGTCACTCAGCGATCCAACTGCGTGAGCAGATCGATGACTCATTCCCAGATAGAGATCGAACTTCGGACGGCTGGATCGGTGATACCCGACACGCTGCTCGCAAGTCTGATCATAATCCAGATGCACAGGGATGGGTACGTGCCATTGATGTTGACCGCGACCTTGCAGGTAAGAAAGGCAAGCCCGATCTCATGCCTGATCTGGTCGATCAGATTCGACTCGCTGCAAAATCTGGCAATAAGAGAATCAGTTACATTATCTTCGATGGCCGCATCGCCTCATCTAAAAAGGCTTGGGCTTGGCGTCCTTATGATGGGATCAATAAGCATAATCACCATGCACACATCAGCTTTACTACAAAGGGCGATGAAGATCGCTCGTTCTTTGATATCCCGATGATAGGTGGAAACTAATGAACATGAAGCACCCAGTAGTAATCTCAATCGGAGCATTCTTAGCCGTCTGGGGTACAACCTCTAACTTTGCTCTGGACTATCGCGCCATCCTTGGATCGATCGTTGCTGGAGTCTTCGGATACGCGAGCCCTAAAAAGTGACGCAAGAAAACTTCTTCACTCTTTACTTCGCCAGCCTTGCCGTCATCGGTGGGCTTGCAGGCTATGTAATCACACATCTTCTGTCTGAAATTAAGCGACTCAACTCGCGTGTCGATGAGATTTATAACATCCTCTTAGAGCGATAATTTTTACCATGGCACGAAAGAAAGTCATCGATCTCGATACTTACTCACAGCTTGATCAATACGCTATCTGCATGCATGAGTTCTATAAGAGTCTCAGGCGAGCAGGTTTTGCCGTTGATCTATGTCTAGCGATTATTACTGACCGAGATGCTTACCCAGACTGGCTTATGCCATCGATCCCCGACCGAGTGGATCGCCTACCCTATGAGGATGACGACGAGGATTAAATGAAGCGAATAGTCATAGTGAGCGACCTACAAGTGCCGTTCCACGATAGACACGCAGTCAAGAATCTAGTTAGTTTTATCAGCAAGTTTAAGCCGCACGAAGTCGTTACGATTGGCGACGAGATTGATTTCAATACGATTAGCAAGTGGTCAGAAGGGACGCCAGAGGCTTATGAGCAGACTCTTGGAGATGATCGCGATGAGGCTGTTCAGGTACTTTACGATCTACAAGTAACCCAGATGATTCGATCCAATCACACGGATCGCCTGTACTCACAGATTATGCGTAAGATCCCATCGTTTCTATCCTTGCCAGAGCTTCGCTTTGAGAAGTTTATGCAGCTAGAAGAATTGGGCATTACCTTTCATCGGAAGCCTTACAACATCGCACCGGGCTGGATTGCAGTCCACGGCGACCATACCCCTATCAAATCACAAGGGGGCTTATCAGCCCTAGAAGCGGCTCGTAGGCATGGCAAGAGCGTTATCTCAGGACATACTCACAGGGCAGGTAGATCGTCCTTCTCAGAGGCCTCTGGAGGCCGTATAGGGCGCATTCTGCATGGAGTCGAAGTAGGCAATCTCATGGACTTTAGCAAGGCCTCATACACCAAGGGCTCAGCGAACTGGCAACAGGCATTCGCTATCATGTACGTCGATGGAAAGAACGTCCAAGTCGATCTTATCTATCTGGAGAAGGACGGCACATTCGTGGTCTCAGGTAAACGCTATGGACGACCTAGATAACGACCTAGATCGGGACATCGATGATCACATCGACGACGCAGAATCGTTACCATTTCGTTATCTTAATATCTAGATTTTCCCCATTAGGGCATGAGATCGTTCTCCAGTAAGCAAAACAACTTACACAAGGGAGAAAAAATGTTTGATCCATCAGTAGGTGATTTTCTAGTCATGATTACAATGGCTGTTATTTATTTCCATGTTGGTCGTATTGTCGGGATGAGGATAGGGTATCTCAAAGGACGTAAAGCAGTCCGCGAATACTACGAGACAAGAGACAAGGTGAGAGTGTGAATGCAAGTGAGTTCCTTAATGAAGCCAAAGCAACAATACAAGATCGTGGAATGGACTACGGACACCCGTCAGACAATATGTCCAGAACAGCACGACTCTGGTCAGCATTCCTCGAGATGCCTATTAGTGATTATCAAGTGGCGTCATGCATGGTCTTGGTCAAGCTCGCACGGAGTATGGAGTCGGGAAAAGTCGATACATACATCGACGGTGCAGCCTATATGGCAATAGCAGGACAACTACACACGGAGGAGAATGAGCTCTATGTTTAACTTAGAAGATTATGAGACAGTCGAAGAACGTCTAATCAAGTTTTGGAAGGATCATCCAGATGGCCGTATTGATACTAAGATCATTGAGGCGAGTGCTACGCGCTTTATCGTTCAAGCTTACATCTTCAGAACTGAAGTGGATCAACATGCTTGGTCTTCGGGGCTCGCAGAAGAAACTATCTCGGGTCGAGGCGTCAATGCGACTAGCGCACTTGAGAATGCAGAGACTTCCGCGATTGGTCGTGCATTGGCTTCTGCGGGTTATGCTACAAAAGGAAAAAGACCTAGCCGCGAAGAAATGGACAAAGTCGCTAAGTCGCAAGAAGTAAGAATCAGAAATGAAGAGGTAAAAGCCATGATGGCTAATACATCGGGCACTTACATTCCAGTAGTGAAGGAAGAGGATCCATGGACTATCAACACAGCGACTATGCCGCCCACAATGGGGGAAGCCGTTGCGACGGTGAAAGAAATCATTGGCGGCCAGACCGAGAAGGACATTCCCCGGTGCCAACATGGAGACATGATCTGGAAAACGGGTCAGAGTAAGGCTGGCAAGCCATGGGGTCACTTCAAGTGTTCTTATGCTGTAACTGGTGAACTCACTCGATGCCCATCTCCTAACGATGTAATCTGGTACGAGATCAACAAAGAAACAGGCGCATGGCAACGACAGAAGGCGAGAGCATAATGGGACGCTTGCAATTCATGAACCAAGATGGTGAGTGGGAGTCATTCCCAACAGATGATGAAATTCAACGATCCAAAGAAGTCCAAGCCATCTTAGAGGAATTTACATTCACGACTAGATGCTGCATCTGTAATGATTCAATACCTTACAAGGACATTAGAGTGAACCTCATCAATAAGAGCTGGTCATGTTCTAAGTGCCACGCGGTCAATGGCCTCACAAAGCCGTAAATACCGGGGATTCTCTACCGAGCGTGTTGTCGCCAGATACCTTTCGAACTGGTGGCCACATGCAGATATCGGTAGAGGGGCTGGAAAAGATATAACTCATGTCCCGTTCGACATGGAAGTTAAAGCTAGATCGGCGTTCCAGCCAAAAGCGTGGATTGATCAGGTCACAAAGAGGGCAGCTAAAACTGGTGGGTTGCCTATTGTTACATGTCGTCTTAATGGTCAAGGAGAAGGTAGTCCCCAAGACTATTTGGCCTTTATGCGACTTGGTGATCTGGTCGATCTATTGCTTCGTGCAGGTTACGGTGATTTCAGCAATGATCTTGCTAAACTAGAGCCTATGAGATGCAAGATGTGTGGCGCATGGGCGTTCATCGAAACATGCAGAACATGTGAGGTTGATCCAGATGCCAACTTATGAGTTTGAGTGCGATAACGAAAACTGTGAGTCCAATGCTCGAATAGAACAATGGTACTCAGTCAATGAGCCACACGATTTGATATGTCCTTATTGCCAATCATCAATGCACAAGGTTTACAGCTCTGTAGGGGTCTCGTTCAAGGGATCAGGATTCTATTCTACCGACAACCGATAACGACACACCGCTCTGAACAGGACTTTTACAAATGAACTTGACTGCCATGGTACGCTCTCTGGCTAGAGCCCATCAAGGGCTCACCGCAGGCCGTTCACGGCAAGCCTGCGGGGTAGCCATCGCTATTGGGATATCTCTATCTATGGCAATGCCCTTAGATGCACAGGCGTCAAACCTTAGTATTAGATACGTTAAAGATTTAGCAAAAGAACAATTAACTGATAAACAAGAGTTATGCCATCATGAGATTGTCTATAGAGAATCAAGATGGAATCCAAGAGCTAAGAACGGCTCTCATTATGGGTTATATCAAGGTCGATCTAAAAGTCTAAAGAATGCTTCTACCATTAAACAATGGTGGTGGTATTGGCACTATGTAGCACATAGGTATGGATGGACAGAGTATGATGAGCCTGACTATTGCAAGGCATTGCAACACTTAAAGACTAAGGGATGGCAGTAATGGCCATAACAGATGAACAACTAGAATTTATAAAGACTTATGCTCATTGTGGGGCTAAGTCAATAGCAGAAGCGACAGGGCTCAAGTACAGTACTGTAGTCAATGTAGCCTATAGGCATAGGATCAGCTTAAAGCCTAAGCATGATCGTCGAGGTAGAAGCCTCAAGGGCAAGATCAAGTATGTTAAGCGCATAAGGTATGGTGATAAGTGTTACCTACCTATAGATCATCCAGTAATCATGGGCATGATGAAGGAACGAGGGATCGTGGGTAAAAGAGAACTACATACACGTCAATGGAAGAGACAACGTGAGTTGGTGCTAGTTCGTGACTTCTATGAATGCGTGTACTGCCACGAACCAGCAACGGAAGTAGATCACATCATTCCACGAGCTAAGGGTGGAGGTCATGAACTAGAGAATCTGGTGGCATGCTGTAAGAGGTGCAATGGCCGCAAGGGATCACGCTCACAAGCGGCTTTTCTAGGTGCATCTTTCACCCCCCCTGTCTTTATCGACAATTTATCCCCGATGAAGTCG